GTTTCTTAGTGCTCTTTTGAAATTCCGCAATCACCTCACGCACAGCCTGAACTCGCCAATCATTGCGATTGCGGGGAGCCCTCCATAACTCAATGATGCGGTTGATAATAACCTCCAAATCGCGGTTAGCCGTGATGTTACATACACCGGGAACTGCCATACTTACCTTTGTCAGCGTCATGCCCGCCGGAAGCCGAAACGTCATTGGCTTGCGATCTGGACTTAGCAGAATCTCGCCATGAGTGGTAACGGCAACAACCGCCTCCACGATGTTGGGTGCGTTCATTATATTTGTGTTATAAAGTATATTGTTTCAAACAATAAGAATGTCGGTATTTGATGAGGAAGAAGTCAAACGGCTCTGTGAGGTGTACAACAAGGAACATCCGCGAGAAACACCCATAAGTTGCGGAGCCAACATTGACGCAACCTGGAAGGAACTTCAACGCCGGCTTGGTTCCAAGTGTAAGACTGGCCGCGCCGAGTGTATCGTGGCCAGTTTGTTACGCAGGCCCAAGGCACCAAAGGAATGGGCATTGAATCGCGAAGAGTGGCTGTCTTCGGACGACATTGATGCCGTAGAGAAGAACTATGTAAACCTGTTTGCTGATTACTACTACGCAGGCACCGTCCCGATTGACTTTGATCTTCAAGATGAAACCCGCAAATGTGTCGTCAGCGCGCTCTGCTCCATGAAACTTGCCGAACTTCACAAGCGAGGGAAACACCGAATTGGTATTGTAATAAATACGGATCCGCACGATGGTCCTGGGCAGCATTGGGTGGCGGTGTTTTGCGATACGAGACCGGAACTGGAATACCCTCGCGTAACCTACTTTGATTCGTATGCGTCGTCTCCCGAGCCGGAGATCAAGACTCTCATGAAGCGTTGGAAGGAGCAGTGGGATGCGACTGGGATTCACAAGAACGATATGAAGATGACCTTCAACAAGACGCGTCACCAGTACAAGGATTCCGAGTGCGGGATGTACTGTATCTACTTCCACTACGCATGCGTGATGAACATCCCGATGGACGAGAAGATCCCAGACGATGTCATCAACGCATTCCGCAACCTTCTGTTTACGATGCCGAAGAAAGAATCATCCGCAAAAGAATAATGGAGTGGCTGATTGCCGTGTTACTACTTGCCTTTATCGGCTACCTCGTCTATGATGAGACGCTCGGTGAAGTGCCCATGCTTATGCCTAGGAAACGACTGTGCGAGTACTATGTTGCGGGCTCGGTGTATGAAGACGTCCCGACCGCACTTGCCCGGGGTGTCCGGCTGCTTGAGGTTCACCTGTATTCGGATGAGCGCGACGAGCCTGTTGTCGGCTTGAAGGCACAGAATGAGGGATACGATTATGCTGAGGAGAATGTGTCCTTTGAGCAGGTGTGTATAGACATCACCAACGATGCCTTCCCGTCCGAGGACCCGTTCATCCTGTCTATCGTGCCGCATACAACCAAGACCGTCACGCTGAACAAGGCCGCCGAGCACATTATGACGACTCTGCGCCGCCGCCTCGTGAGGACTGACAAGGAGGTCCACACAGCCAAGTTGGATGCCCTCAAGGACAAGGTGATCATCGTGTCCGGTGGAACCATCAACGGATCCGATTTGGAGCCCTTGGTGAATCTTTCATGGAACGGATCAAATCTTCGTCGCCTCAGCTACCAACAGGCCCTTCACCCTCGCGACCCCCAGGACCTTCTGCGGTTCAATAAGGATCACATCACGATTGTAGCCCCCGAGACAGAACTGAAGACGGTGAATGCCAACCCCGACCGACCACAGGCGCTGGGGTGCCAGTGGAATTTGTTTGACAAAAACGGCAAGGGCTTCGTAGAGAAAACTCTTGCGCGTTAAACAAAATGGCAGATACAGCAGCACCAGTAGACGCAGCAGACGCACCCAAGACGGGCGGGCGCAAGTCCGCATGGATGGCGCACGTGAAGAAGACGATGCGCGCGAACAAGGGCATGAAGCTGGGCAAGGTGCTCAAGCTGGCAGCCAAGTCCTACAAGAAGACCAAGCGCGGTGGGGGTGTCGCCGCCACGGCCGCCACGGTCGGTGGTCGTCGTCGGGGCAGCCGCAAGACTCGCCGGCATTAAAACGGAAACATCTCTACCTGAATAGGTAAGATTATCCCTCTAAAATGGACAATCAACCCAAAACTCGTAAAGAAAGCAAGAAGTCCGCCAAGGAGAAGGCTGCTGGTAAAGATACATGTTATTCCTCAAAACATGTTCGCCAGATGGAAGCCTTACAGGAGAAGCGGAAATAGGTTACAGAAGATTACGATGTGAAACCTTACGCGTGGTATGGCGATTTTTTGTCGTTCGTCTACACGTCTTACCACGATACGTCTTATTAGAGCAACTGCTCTTGTAATACGCTAAATGTGCCATATATCCACGATACGTCTTGATTGGGATCTTTCCTGAGAGTTCCTTCATCAGACCATACATCCACTTTGTATACCGTTTTTGACTTTGAAGATCAGGTTCGTTTGCTTTGATGTAGGACTGAAACTTTGTTCGCAGACTCTCAAACGGATACGCATCCGCAAGATGGTGGAGAAACTCGCGCTGCGTGCTCATGTCTTTGGGCTCTGGCTTGTCTGGAAAGTTATACGCAATCGCCATAAGGAAATCGCGACCGGGAACAGCAGTCGGTTTCATGGCCTCATAGTGTCGCTTGATGTCGGCAAAGTCGGGATCAGGTCCGGGATCAACGACTGCGGGATCCTCTGCACATTGCGTGCGTAACTTGTTGTTCACCATATTGTGAATCTCATACAGCCACCTGCCATACGGCTTGGTTGGTGGGTGTTTGCCTACGAACTCTGATGTGGATGCTCTACAGTATTTACACGGCAGTACATCTTTCATGTCCTCCAATACCTCCCGTGGATGTGGAGATGTGAATGCGATCAGATGGAATAATTGCCACCCCGACGGACCCCAGAAGCGAGTGTCCATATTACCTTATAGTTTATATAAATGAGCGCCGATAAAGGAGTAATTATTAGTCTGGTGCCGAATGCCCCAGATAGTTCAGTTGGGGCGTTATTGTTTAACAAACTCAACGATGTGTATAAGACCGAAAGAGGTCCCGAAACTACATATACATCGGGTCCTTGGAAAATAGTGCTGGAAGGAGGCAGCGACCCATTCATGAATGACATTATGATATCGCTGAAGGACGATAAAAATGCCGTGTTCTACTTCAAAAATTTAAACCCACAGTCGTGGAACAGTATGAAAGAGGGTCTTGAGGTAGCGGTTGTAAGAACACATGCAAATAAAAAGATAGGTGTTCAGAGTGTAGCAGATATTAGTGAAGCAAAGAATATTCCCGAAGACATTGAGAGGAAGATAAAGACTTATCTGGGAGGGCGTAGAAAGACGCGTCGGACACGACGAAGCCGCCCTCAAAAATAATCTAGAAGTCAAGACAAACTAATATGCTTGATACCAAGGACATCATTATCCTGACCGCTGCGTTCTACCTCGGGTCTGTCGTTGCCCGCTTTTTTGCGTCCCTCACGGATGGCATCATCGCGCCCCTGCTCGCCCCCCTGGGTGGTAAGGGCATCCAGGAGTCGGTTGTCGTTGTTGGCGGTGTCACCCTGCGCACCGGTGAGCTCATTGCGTCCACCATCCAGCTGATGATCTCCTTCGCCCTGGTGGTGTACATGATCGGCGTTCTCCGGACATACTACCTGTCCAAGATCGGCGCCAGCCGGAATGAGTAAATCAAAAAAGTAAATGCTAAACACAAATGAGCGATACATCAGGCAGGACATGGGGTGAGTGGGCATCGTCCTACATTCCGGGCAAGTCAAGTGAAACCGCTGCGCCAGTTGTAGAGAATCCGTCTGGCACGACAGATGGTGTTGGTGGTCGCAAGCGTCGCCGAGGCAGCAAGCGCAGCCGGACGTATCGGGCAGGCCGCGCAGGCCGGAAATCTAAAGCGCGCCGAACTGGAAGGAGGTCCACCCGCGGTTAGGATACTTCCCATACCTCTCTTCAATCTTCTTCTTCAAATCGGTCGCTGCCGCACGACCAGCAACCTCATTGCTACGCTTCCAGTCCTGGAAGGTTGATGTGATATTGTTCCATGTGACAGCCTCTGGGATCACCGCTGGATCCACCGCGTGCACGAACTCCAGGATGAACCTGGCGATCGTGTCCGACTCCACCTTGTACTCATTCGTATACGCCATAACCTCCACGGGAGGGGTAATCTTGCGCCAGCCATTGCCCTCGCGGAACGTGCCGATCAGATAGCTCATGAAGCACGTCGCCCAGTCGTCGGAAACAACCTTCTGCACAATGCTCTCGTCAATCGGCAACTCGTTCGTCGCCCTCGGATCCGATACGAACTTCATCGGGAAGTCAATCACAACCAGACGGCGCCACGTGCCTCCATCCGTCGTATTGATCTTCGGCTTCTCGTTACACGCCAGATGGAATCGGGCCTGAATGTCAAAGTCAATCATCTGCTTGGAACCCGCATACAGATCGCGAGCCGTCACCTTCTCGCAGGAAGACAACTCCTTCATCAGACCTGTATTGAGAGGCACCTGTTCATCGGGCTCCTGCATCGTCACGAAACGACGACCCTTCATACGGACCAGCTCCGGCGCAGCCGCAGCCGACTTGTTACGCTGCTGAGTGAGCAGTGAGATCGGCGCCTTACAGCAGTAATCGCCAAACGCTGTCGCCATCAAGTTCATCAACATGGACTTGCCGTTGGAACCCGTTCCTGTCAGAATGTGAAACTTCTGAGCATCGTTGTTCCCCGACAGACATGTGGAGAGATGCTTCAGGAAGTATCGGCGCACATTCTCATTCGGCAGAATGCTTCGCAGAAACCGATCCAGTTCAGCCCAGCACTCGTAGGTAGAGTGATGCTTGTTCTGATCAAACGTAATCCGGGTGCTGAAGCTGATGTAATCATCCGGCTTTCCGTCGCGGAACTCCAGGCTCGCACAGTCAAACACGCCATTCTCAAACGCAATGAGATTCTTGTTCTCGTCCAGCTTCGCCGCAAGCTGCTCGT